ATAAGCTAAAAGTTATATCACTATTTTCAGGTTATGGTACACAAGAGTTGGCACTAAAATATATCGGTGTTGATTTCGAGTATGTTGCAAATTGTGACATACTTAAAACTGCAAATATTGCTTATGATTCATTACACGAAACAACATTGGGTAATTTGGGGGACATTTCGAAGGTAAACGAGGATGAGTTCCCCAAATGTGACCTTTTAACCTATTCATTCCCTTGTCAGGATATATCAATATCTGGTGTACAAAAAGGAATTCAGAAAGGTACAAGAAGTGGACTATTATATGAAGTTGAAAGAATCTTGTTGAAGAATCAACCGAAGTTTCTTTTGATGGAAAATGTTAAAAACTTGGTATCTGAAAATCATATTAAGAACTTCAAAGACCACATTTTATATTTGAATCTTTTGAGATATGGATGTGCTTGGAGAGTATTAAATGGTGCTGACTATGGTTGTCCTCAAAATAGAGAAAGAGTGTTTATGATGTCAGTTTATGGGATGTCGAATGATGAAGTTGGTAAGATTATGGATGGGGTTGAGAAACACAGAAAAGAAAGAGTACCAATGAAACCATTCATCGAAAATGACATTGTGGAGGGCTTATTTATTGAATGTGAGGTTACACCTAACGAACCTAAAAAGAATAGTGTGTGTAAACTAATAGGTAGGAGAAACGATGTTAAGTATGACCAAGCAAGACGTATCTACTCTATTGAGGGATGTTCCCCTTGTTTAACAACAACTGGTTCACCACAGATAATGACTGAAGATGGTAGAATAAGAACAATTACTGGTAGAGAAGGATATAGATTTATGGGAGTTAAAGAAGAAGATATTGATAACTTATTATCAACAAGTTTAACAACTAATAATCATATTGCCTTGGCAGGTAATTCGATATGTGTACCTGTAATGGAAGCAATCTTTACAGAATTTTTAGGTGAGTATATCACAAAAGAAGAAAAGAATTTAGAAAACAATTTAGTTAACCCCTTAAATTAAAATAATGACTAAAACATTATTGGTAGATGGTAATAACCTAATGAAGATTGGCTTTCATGGGGTTAAAGATTACTATCACAATGGTAATCATATTGGGGGTATTTGGCATTTCCTGAACACTTTAAGACGATTTATCGAAGAACACAACTTCGATAAAATCGTTGTGTTTTGGGATGGGGAAGGAAATTCGAGTAAACGAAAAGTTATATATCCCCAATACAAAGAGAATAGAATCCAAGAACAAAATGAATTCAAAGTTCAATCTTTCTCTTTTCAAAAAGAGAGGGTTAAACAATACTTGGAGGAAATGTTTGTTAGACAAGTTAATGTTGAAAACAATGAAGCAGATGATTTAATTGCTTATTATTGTCATATTGCTGAAAATGAAAAGATTACAATATTTTCATCAGACAAAGATTTGACCCAACTTATTTCCGAAAATGTTTCAATTTATTCCCCATCGGCAAAACAGATGTATAAAAATGGGGATAAAATAAAACTAAAAGAACACGAGATTCCACATAATAATATATTAACTTATAAGGTATTATGTGGTGATAAGTCAGATAATATTGATGGAATATATTATTTGGGGGATAAAACATTGTTCAAATTATTTCCTGAACTACTTGAACAATACGTAACAATTACCGATATTATTACCAAAGCAGAAACTCTTTTGAAGGAAGATAAAGATAACACGGCAATCAAGAATCTTCTTACAGGAAAAACCAAAACAGGAATTTATGGTAATGAATTTTTTGAAATCAATAAAAAGATTGTAGATTTGTCAGACCCATTAATTGATGATGAAGGAAAACAGATGGTTGAACTTTATTATAAAGAAACCTTGGATCCTGATGGAAGGGGACATCGAAATCTGATAAGAATGTTGATGGAAGATGGATTCTTTAAGTTTCTTCCGAAGGGTGATGATGCTTGGGTAAATTTTGTAAAACCATTTTTGAAACTAACACGAAAAGAGAAAAAAAATTTTAACACAAAAAACTAAAAAAATGAGAGAAATTAATGATGTAACAAAGCTTGAATTTTTGATGATGGTAAATGATAATATTATCGTCCAAAGATTTTTCAACGTAAGGGATTTCAATGTTGATGCCAGAAATTCAATCGACTTTCATGAATATATGAATGACTTGATTGATAAATTGAATCATCAGTTGAAGATGAAGGCTGTAAGTTATCTTTTGGAAAATCAATTCGATATAACCAACAATCCGAATATATTGAATACTTCCTATGTTGATGGCCCTGAGTACTTTAACATATATTTAAGACAGGGTGATAAGTTACTTTGTCACAGAAGATTTGACGCGAAAATCTACCCCCCAAAGGTCAGATACACAGTTGATATCAGACAAACAATTAAAGGAATTCTTCAAGAATTAACTTCAATATTTTCAGCAAAAGACCTTTCTTTTGATTATCTTGGACTTAATACCAGAGTGTAATATTTATTCATACAATAACTTAAACTTATGTCATCTAATAAAAATTTTGATTACTTAGGAAGCTCATTTCAGGTACAACTACTTAATCAAATTGTAGTAGATAAAGAGTTCTCAAGGTCTATTGTTGATGTTATTGAACCCAATTATTTCGATAACAAATACTTCAAAATCATCATTCAAATGATTAAGGAGTATAATCAAAAGTGGGATGGAGTTCCTAGTTTTGAAACACTTGAACAAATTACTAAGTCTGAATTTCAACAAGAATCTATTGCCAAAGTAGTTATAGATACTATAAGAAAAATCAAGGAAGCACCAGTATCTGGTGGGGACTTTGTACAAGAAAAAGCTTTGAAGTTTTGCAAACAACAAGAGTTACAAAAAGCAATAACGAAAGCTCAAAAGGTTATCGATGGTGGAGAGTTCGAGAACTACGATGCCCTTGAAGAAATGATACGTGAAGCGCTCCAAGTTGGGATTGTTGAAGATGGAATGTTAAACGTTTTCTCCAACTTGGATGATGTTCTGAATGAGGATTATAGACACCCAATACCTATGGGAATACCTGGTATTGATAGATTACTAAAAGGTGGTTTGGCTAAAGGTGAAATCGGTGTTGTATTAGCACCAACAGGAGTAGGTAAATCAACTATCTTAACTAAGATTGCAAACCACGCATTTAACCTCGGATATAATGTTCTTCAAATATTTTTTGAGGACAATCCCAAGGTTATTCAAAGAAAACATTTTACATTGTGGACTAAAATCCACCCTGATGAAATGTCAATTAAAAAAGAAGAAGTTTTGATGAGAGTTAAGGAAGTTGAAAACAAAATGACAAACCAACTTATTTTAGAAAAACTTCCATCTGATACAATGACTATGACTCAAATCAAGAATCTTATTAGAAAGAAGATTGCTGATGGTATCAAAGTAGATATGGTGTTGTTGGACTATATTGACTGTGTTGTACCTGAGAAAAACTTGGGTGATGAATGGAAGTCAGAAGGTTCTGTAATGAGAGGATTTGAAGCAATGTGTCACGAACTTAATTTAGTTGGTTGGACTGCAACACAAGGTAATAGAAGTTCTATTTCATCTGAAGTTGTAACAACAGACCAAATGGGTGGATCAATTAAGAAAGCTCAAGTTGGACATGTTATTATTTCAATAGCTAAAACATTACAACAGAAAGAAATGAAATTAGCAACAATTGCGATTACAAAATCAAGGATTGGTGACGATGGAATTATCTTCGAAAATTGTAAGTTTGACAATAGTATGTTGGAAATCGATACTGAATCTTCGGTTACATTCTTGGGACACGAAGAACAAAAAGAAGAAAACAATAGACAAAGAATTAAAGATTTATTAGAAAAAAGAAAACAAAGAGAAAACACGATTTAATTATGACTGAAAAGATTTTAACGGAAAACCCTGGTAGATTTGTTATATTCCCAATTCAATACAATGATATTTGGGAATACTATAAACAACATCAAGCGGCATTTTGGACAGCAGAAGAGGTTGATTTAACCAACGATATTAGAGATTGGGAAAACCTTTCTGACAATGAAAAGTATTTTGTTAAGAATGTATTATCTTTCTTTGCGGCCTCTGATGGTATTGTAAATGAGAACTTGGCTGAAAATTTCTACCGAGAAGTACAATATCCTGAAGCTAAATTTTTCTATGGATTTCAATTAATGATGGAAAATATCCATTCTTTAATGTATTCTTTATTAATTGATACTTACATTTCAAATCCAAAAGAGAAAGACGAATGTTTTAATGCAATTGATAGATTACCTGCGGTTCAAAAGAAAGCAAAATGGGCTTTGGATTGGATTGAAAAAGCATCATTCCAAGAAAGGTTGGTAGCTTTCGCTGCAGTTGAAGGTATATTCTTTTCAGGTTCATTCTGTTCAATATTTTGGTTAAAATCAAGAGGAATTATGCAAGGATTATGTAATGCAAATTCTTTGATTTTTAAGGATGAAAACTTACATTGTGATTTCGCAATTCACTTATTGAATAATCACGTTGAAAATAAACCAAGTGAAAAGAGAATCAAAGAAATTCTACTTTCAGCCTTGGAAATCGAAAAAGAATTTATCACTGAATCTCTACCTGTATCTCTTATTGGTATGAATTCAAACCTAATGAAACAATACTTGGAGTTTGTTGTTGATGGATTGTTAGTTAAATTTGGATGTAAAAAACAATTTAATGTAGAACAACCTTTCAAATTTATGGAACAAATAGCAGTTGAAACAAAAGGTAACTTCTTCGAATCAAGAACAATGGAGTATCAAAAAGCTAAATTGAACGAAACTCTAACATTCACAGACGACTTCTAAAAAAATTAATTATGTCATTAAAAATTCAAAAAAGAAATGGGGAAGAAGCTGCCTTCAACCCCCAAAAAATCTACAATAGAATCAAGAGATCAAGTAAAGGACTCAGTGTAAATTCGGATGAGATTTTTATTAAAGTAATCACTTCAGTACCTACTGAAGGACTTATTACAACAAAACAACTTGATAAGTTGATTTATGAGATTGCCGCATCATATACAGGAAGTCATCACGATTATTCAAGATTGGCATCTCAAATCGCTATATCATCTTATCACAAAGAAACTGATGGAAGTTTCTCAAATACAATGAATACATTACACTCTGTAGGTATTGTAAATGACGAGTTGATGAAAACGATTGAAAGTTATGGTACAAGTAATATTGACGAAGTTATTAATCACGAAAATGATTACAACTTTGATTATTTCGCTTGGCGTTCATTATATGAGATGTATCTATTGAAAACACCACAAGGTGTTACAATTGAAAGACCTCAACATATGTATATGAGAGTTGCTCTATGGGTTACAAAATCCTTTGAAGAAGCGGTTGAATACTACAAATCATTATCAACTCAACTTATTTCTCCTGCAACCCCAATTATGATTAATTCAGGTACAAAAATACCTCAGTTAGCATCTTGTGTATTACATTATAATAATGATGACTCAAGAGAGGGGTTATTGTCAACTATGAATGATATCTCAACCTATTCAGCCGATGCTGCAGGTATTGGACTTTGTATGTCAAATATCAGAAGTAAGGAAAGTAGATTATCAACATCAGGTGGATTTGCGGGTGGATTGTTGAAATATCTTAAGATTGTAAATGAGTCATTAAGATTCTTCAATCAACAAGGTAGAAGACCAGGTTCTGCAGCAATATACCTTGAACCTTGGCACAAAGACATCATAGATTTATTAGAAATCAAAAAGAATACAGGTGCTGAAGAATTAAGAGCTCGTGACTTATTCACAGCTCTATGGATACCTGATAACTTTATGAGAGCTGTTAAAGAAAATGGTGATTGGTATTTATTCTGTCCGAATGATATCAAGAAATCAGGATTGAAACCATTACAAGAATGTTTCGGTGATGAATATGAATCTGTATATGAACAAGCAGTTAATCTTGGATTAGGTAAAAAAGTTAAAGCTCAAGATATTTGGAATAAAGTAATTGAATCTCAAATTGAAACTGGTGTACCTTATCTTTGTTCTAAAGATAGTGCAAACAGAAAAACAAATCATCAAAACATTGGGGTAATTAAACAATCAAATCTTTGTAATGAGATTTACCAATATACTGATGAAACAACAACTGCTATTTGTACCCTATCTTCAATGGTATTAAAGAACTTTGTTCACGATGGACAATTCGATTTTGAGGGACTTTATAATGAAACTTGTAAAGTAGTTAGAGCTTTGAACAAAGTTGTTAATATCAACAATTACTCAACAAGTAAAGGTGAAAAAGGTGGTAAAGAACAAAGAGCAATTGCAATTGGAACACAAGGTTTGGCTGATGTATTTTATCTAATGGATTATGAGTTTACCTCTGAAGAAGCAAAGAAGTTAAACAAAGAAAT